TAATCGGTTTCAAAATTGGTCATTTGAAACCAATCACAGTACCGGCATACGTCGTCGATCCAATCTTCCAGGTCGGCTCGCTTCCCCTTTTTCGACATGACGGGACAAGCTGGCGCCGATCCGAGTTGGGTAAGAATCATGCTTTCCATTACGACTTCCCCCCTTTCGCCTTGGCGATGACGGCGCGGGCAAGATTCACCGACGGACAAGCCCTACAGGATTCAAGGTTTTCTCCGTGATATGCCACGCACAAGTTGCAGTGGCGTTGAAGCAAATCCAACAGCGCCTCCAGCATGTCCGGCGCGGCGGCGATAAGATGGGCGTTGGCCTCGGCTTCCTCTTTTGAAATTCTATGCTCAACTTTCGAAGCGGACATGCCTTCGGACAAAGTCATTGCTACGTTGGCATCGATGGACAAGATATGATTCTGGATTCTTCTCCATGGCCCCGGCGTATGCCCGCTCATGACTTCTTCCCCCTCTTCTTCCCCGCCGCCATGCGAATCAGGTCGTTAAGGTCCGCCCCGGTGGCCGCCCCGATCCGAGCCAGGCTCGCCAGGCCGGGCCGGAACTTCCCCGCCTCCCACCCGCTCACGCAGGCCTGGGTCGTGCCGCCACCGATCTTTTTGGCGAATTCGGTTTGAGTCATGCTCCCCCTGATCTCCCGGAGCCGCCGGGCGATCCTCGCACTTTGGTCGTTCATCGTACCTCCTTTTTTGTTTGCGCCCCTTTTATTAGACCCTCCACAATCACCCACTCGCGGGGGCCGAAGTTCAACACGTTTCCATCGGCGTCGATAGCCGTCACGCCTGGCCCCCATCCCAGGAGATTGAGTCCGATATAGGAGAGCAATGCTTGAAGCTTATCACGTTCTTCGCGTAACCGCTCTTTCATGATCGGCACTCCGGGCAGACATAAGCCGTCGGCGGAATCAGCGTCATGAACGCCTTGCCGCACTTCCCCCCAAAGAGGGTCCGGGCGTCGCAGAGATAGTAGTGGGTGGCGGGGTCGCGCTGGCAGGACGGACATAACATCTTAGACCCGTCGGAAAAGACCTTGCATCCGCAGGGCAGAATCATCATGACGGTTGGCGATTTTTCTTCCATCCCTCTCCCCTCCCCTAGTTGCCGCTCTAGGCGGTCAGGCGGTTTTTGCCCATCTGACAAATTCAGTCAAACCGCAACGGGCAAAGTAGATCTCCGGATCCTCAAGAAACTTGCGGCCCAAGGCTCGGGAGCAAATGTAGGAGTGCATTCTGTCTCGTCCCTTGTCGCCTTGCCGCGTTATAATCGAAGACCATTTTTCGATTTCTTTTTCTGACGTAGTCATTTTCCCGTCCTCCCTTTTTGTTGTCTCGATCATGTCCCTAATTGCCGCGCGCGGCGGTCAGTTATCGACCCGACCGACGTCCGCGCTTGGCTTCCGCCACCGCTTCATGGGCGTCAATGTCATCCATTCCATAATCATCATCGCCATAGTCATCATTATCGTGAGATATTGGAGCGGGTTTCCGAGACGCAATCTCGATCTCATTGCGGGTGATGATGTCCGTTTCTCCGTCATCCCAGCGGATGCTGAGACGCTTGCGGCTTGCCAACAGTCCGACTGTACCCATCCGCCCTTTATAATAGACTCGATCACCCGTCGTTAATTCATTCACCGCTACCATTTTTTTGCCCTCCCCTTTGTTTCTCTCGATCATGATCCTATAATAACACAACCATTTCCCTTGTCAATAGAAAATTTATAAAATATTTGTAATAATAGAAAAATCAATAAGTTAGCAAGCAAGAAAAAGTCTTATAAGATATTTATATATCTAATAAAACCGACCGCCACACGCAAGCCCTTGATAAACCATCGTAAAATAAGCCCGGCCCGGTTGGTCAGGCCGGGCCGGGGGCGGGAGGGGAGGACCGCCGAGCGGGGAAAAGGTAACCCGCTCCTATCTATTTAGCGGCAAAGGCCGTCGCAATCAGTAAAGCCAACCCTTTGAGGAGCGCGGCCTGGATCATGGGCTCCGCCGCCTTCCACTCCTCATACCACTGGACCCCGAGGTTGAACCACAGGAGTTGGGTGTCATCCCGGATGTCCCCGTTTTCGTCAAGCACTCGCTTCGGAATCTTGGCCTTGCCGTCCTCGCCGTACCAGAGCCCCATGTTAAAGGCGTTGCTCACCGCCGCGCCCTGGATCGCCGCCGCTTTGACGTTCTCGGCCCATGCCGCCAATTTTTCCGACGCCGAATTGTCGGCCGCTTTAATCGTTTTCATATCATCCCTCCAAATCTGATAGGTGTTTGTCCGCGAGCTTTGCGATTCGGCGGGCGCAATCGTTGCCGTTAATGCACCGGCGCGCCCGGATAAAATCGCAGTTTTTTTCGTCGATAAAATCCTCAATTTTTTTCCCGGTGAAAGTCCCGTGTTTGAAACCGTAAACCAAGATGAAGGCCGACAGGGCAGGCTCCATAACCAGGTTCGGCTCGGCTTCGAGGTTCACCCCCACGATTTTAGAAAACTTCCGATAGTTGTAACCGTGAGTGAGCTGGACATAGCCCCTCCCGTAAAATGGGAAGTACCGGAAATTTTTTTGCCGCCACGATTCGTCTTTCCAAAACGCTTCCTTGACCGGTTGCCAAGTCCCGGCAGTCTCATGCTCCACGGTGGCGAGGACATACGCCTGTTGCGTTTTGAGCGTGATCCCCTGGCGCTCACACTCGGCGAGAATCAGCTCAATCGCGGCGGCCCGCTCTTCGGCTGAGGCTTGCATTTCAGCCCTTGACCTTGGCCCGGCGCTGAGCCTCTCGATCAATCGCCTTCGAGCGCTTGGACTTGGCCCGTTCCCGTAAGGCCCCCAGGGTGATCCGGGCCACGTCGGCCGGATGGATAGCCCCGGCGCGTTGAGATTCCACCACCACGGCCCCGGCCACATTATCATTACGGGCGGGGTCAAGTCCATCCATGAGGATCCGCTTGGCGGCGGCCTCGCGGCGGGCCTTGATGGCGAAATACGCGCCCGCGACGGCGAGCGCGATGGTCGTGAACGTGCCCAGGTTGGCGACGATCCAAGCCAAAAACAGATCAGCGTTGCGCAAAAAGTCTTCCATGTCATTGTCCCTCCCTTTCCCGTTGTTTGATTTTTTCCTTTTCCTCCCGAGCGCCCTCGGCCCGCGCCAAAGACAGTCGGATATCATCCAAGGTCTCGGCCATTTCGTCTTGGCCCTTTTTCAGGTCGCGCACGTCATTAATCAGAGACATTTGGGCTTGATCGTAAATCTCTTTGTCAACTTTGCATGATTCTAGCTTGGCGATTTGCCCGACAAGGTTCCTCCATATGATAGCGGCGAAAACGCCGGTCAAGAAGTACAGAGCCCCGAAGGCGGTAAGCGTGATAGTCTCGGCGGTTATTGACATTATATGTATTCCTTTACGCGTCGAAGGGGACCATATTACAGTAGTAGAGGCGAACGTAACGCTTGGTACCGGTCCCGTTGTAAGCCGTGATCTTTATCTGTTGCATTGTCCCGGCCATTGCGGATGCGTCTATATCGACATATCCGGACGTTTGAGCCGCCGGGATTGAGTATCGTCCGGCATAGGTGCTTCCTACATAGAACCGGAGCCCTATGGAGGCGTCGTTTACCTCGGCGAAAACTGAATAGAATACCCTGATCGTGGCGCATCCGACCGGGATAAATCTATATCGCTTCTCGACCATTTCCGCTTCGAAGGAACCGGCGACGTCATACTCAACATAGTTATGAGCCGGACCCATCGGATACGTGGTAGTAGTAATCCCGACAGCCCCATCCACCCGCTCATTGACGTTGGGGAAGTCGATATCCGCGACCAACTCTCCCTTCGATACTCGCAGGTGGTCCAGGTCGTTTCGGATGGCGTCAAAAAGCACCTGGTTAAGAGGGCTATTCGCGTCGGTTTGGGTCGATAGAATTTGAGTCCAAGCCATATTTTCTCCTATAGGATTGAGTATCCCATATCGTTAGCCGTGCCGACTTCGTTATCAGCATTCCCGACCCACCCATAGAGCGCCTGAGCATACGACCCGACATCGTCGTAGTCCTCAGTCAGCGAGGATGGAGAGATAACGGCGTACCGGATTTGGTCCACCGACCCCGAGAGGTCAAGCGCCTCGAAGCGCCAGCGGGCAATTCCGACTTTTTTCTTCCGGGTAATTTCGTAAAGGACGTCAAGCCGGGGCGCTCCGTCGATGTTGGGGACCACCGCCGTTGTGCATCGGACAAAATCCCCAACATCCACATATTGAGCCTGAGCGCCGTCAAGGTCGAAGGTCAATTTTTTCGGCCCATACTGAAACCAGAGGAGGTGATACTGTGAGAGCAACAGGGCCTCGGCCTGGCGGTAAATCCAGGGGCACCAAAAGAGCGCCTCATAGGCGGCGTCTAAATAGTTCGTACCTTCGAGGTCCACGTTAGCCTGGACTAACACCCCATCCCAATCGGCCGAATCCTTGGCGGGCTTGACCACGTTGGGATCGTAAAGGGTCGATACTCGCGTGGTACGTTCATCCTCTTGATGGTCAAGCTCAGGGCCGGGGTTTTGGCAAATCGCCGTTTTTTCATCGAGCCGCACGGGGTCATCAAGGGGCGACAGGCCGGGGGCCATCTTGATATGGAGCTTGGAATCCTCGCCTTGCCAGACTCGGATTTTCCCGGCCTCCCGAAGTTCCTTGACGATCTCCACAAGGTTTGTCGAATCTTCCCACCGCCTCCTAAACAGGCTGGAGGCGTACCAGAGCCCGGCCTCGTCCGAGGCGTCCACAACCAACACTGGGGCTTCATCGAGGTGAGCCGCCGCCGCGGTCCCGAACATGCCCCGGCCCCACGCCGGTATGGTGAGAGTTTCGTCGGATCGAGAAAACCAAACGGCTTCATCCCCGATCTTTGCGCAACCGGACGCGGGGAAGTTGGATCCGTCCGTGATTACGAAAGTGAGGTCGCTGTCCGAAACTCCCCCGTCAAGGAGTACGCTATAATCCACTGTTGACGCGAAGCTAAAATCTATTTTTCCGAGGGCGTAAAGCAGATTTAGGATGCACCAATCCGGCCCCATGCCGTCAACCGCGTCCCAACTGGCGGCGGCTTCATCCGGGTCCGCCACGATGCAAACATTTTTCACGGCGGTCCCAATGGCATGGTTGACCGCCGTGGTCCCCCACGCCCCGCCCACGCATCCCGTCAAGGTGTCGCCGGAGACGCCGGTATAAGTCACATACTCGTCCTCAATCTTGGCCGTCATCTTTTTGCCGCCGTAAACGGCCGGGTCCATGAACTCGGTCCCGTCCGTAACGTACATGGTCGCCCCGTTGTTATAGGCTTGGGTCAAGAGATTGGTGGATGATATAGAGGGAGGCAACTTTACGTCCAACTTTTTGAGCGCATCCTTGACGGTGAGCCGGACCGTGCCCTCCAGATACTCGATGTTGTCAAGGTATCCGCTGAACAGACGCTTATAGTTGGCCACGGCTTGCCCCCGGAGCCCAAGGAATAGCTCCACCGGGCGGCCGCGCCAGTTGGAATTTCGGATGAAGAGATTTTTTAGAAAAGTCCCGTCTGTCTCGAAGGTGTTTTTTGTCGGGTCCGGAGTTTTGTCGGGATTGGCCCACGGGAGGTATGGCGTGTCCCGCAACGACACGCGGAACTGACCAACGGTCGTAAGGGTATTGATCGGATCGAGCTTCGTTTCATTGACTTCCGGGTCGCCGTCGATCAGAGGGAGCGCCACCGAGACGTAAGGTCCTTGCACCGAGCTAAAATAGAGGACTCGGGTGGTCTTGACGAAGTTGTTCTGGTCCTTGCACGTCGGATAAGAGTAGTAGCAGGGCTTCCCGACGGCCGTACAGGGGGCGTCCCCGAAGGTGTTATCGCATTGATCGAGAGTCACCTTTAGAAGCCAGATTGGATCGCGGAAAAAGTCTCCCCAAGTTGACGCCATATCACGCCTCCTCAAACTCGGGCTCTTTCGGCCCTCGGAAATTGAGCGTGGTACTGTGCGAAACCGGCCCCATCGGCGCGCCGAGTTCATCCTGATCCAACTCCATGTAGTAAACGCCCGTCGGATCAAGGGTCAGATTCCAGGCGACGAACGCGGGGTAGTCCTCCAGGAGGTCAAACAGGTCGGGGATGTTGGCGGCCACCCACGCCAAGGTCATCCGGGACAGCTCGAGCTTGATCTTGCGGTCCTTGCCGGTGATTGCCGAGCCCAAAAAGTGCCCGCCGTCCGCCGAGCGGTTGGATTCGCGCTTGAACGTCCGGTGGTGATTGTCGAAGTCGCCGGTCATCCGTACGGGAAACTGACAGACCGAGCCTAGGTAGACCACGCCGATGGAGGGCGGCGCGTCAAAGGTCGTGATGTTGAGCCTGTAGTAGCGATAGACGCCGGAAGTCACGGCCTGGCCAAAGGTCCGGTCGTCGGCGGGATCGAAGGCGGCCACAATATCGGTCCAGGTGGAGCCGTCCAGGCTGGCGGTGAGGGAGACCGTGGCGTTCTGGCTGGCCAGGTTGTGGCCGGTGACGGCGAAAAAATCGACGCCAGGGTCATCCCCGGACAGGAACTCCCCAAAGTGACACTCGGCCGCGTCGGCGGTCCGGGTGTCCACGAAACCGGCGATCTGGAGAGAGGTCAAGGTCAGGGCCTCGAAGTTGGTCCCGCCGGTGTAGGTCCCTAAAGTCTCCCAGCCCCCGGTCGCCGTATAGATGCGGGCGGTGATGATCCCGCCGGCGGCGCGGCTGATCTCAATTGAACCCGAGGCGTCCGCGATTAAAGCGTCGGCCAGCGCCACCCAGTCTCCGGTGCTGGAGGGCTTACAGTCGAACGCGATCTTGTCCGTCACCCCGTCGGGGTGGACCCGTATCCGCGCCTGTGCCCCGAGATCGAACGATAACAGCAGGTCCATCCCCTGATCCGTGGCCGTGGCCCAGGAGACGATCTCGAACGGGACCCGGAGCAGGAACGCCTCGGGAACCGTCACATTGGCCTGGGTCACCGTGGGGGCGTCGTCCGCGTTGGCCCCGCTGTTGTAGACCAGCTCGTTGGAGGCCGCGCTCAGGGTCCCGTTGGTGTCCTCTTCGTCCCAGGCGGTGAGATCGGTCCAGTCCTCCTCGATCGGTTCAACGCCGAAATCAAACTGGAGGTAGGCGGGGGCGCTCCCGGTGGGTTTCCACCGGACGCTGGGCCGGAAGTCCTGGACGTTCTCCACCGGGTATCCGGTTTCCTCGGTTGACGCGCTCACCGTGGCCAGCCGGGCCAGATTGTCAGCGGCGATGCACGGAAAGTCACTCATATCATCCTCCTCATTACACCCCAACTCGCACGTACAGGGCGCGTAAACGGTTATTTCTTGTCGGCACCCGGCCAAAAGCCAAGCGACGGCGAAAATGCTAATCAAAAGGTTTCGCAATGGACCCCTCCTTGTATCCCTTTTGCAAGGCGGTAACCAACCCTATTAGCTGATCCCCGGTGTAAAGGTAATCCGGGCGGATGCCCTCAAGGCCCTCGATCTTAACCAACAGGTTTTGATTGTTGCTTTGCGTCGCAAGTGCGTCCTCTTTTTGATTATTACGGCCCCCGCCGCCACCCTTACCACCGCCGCCACCACCGCCCATTCCGGACCCAGCGCCCCCACCACCGCCCCCGCCAGCGGCCTTGATAGCCGCCTTGAGGGCGAGGCCATGCTGGAGAGCGGCCGTGGTATGGAGAGCCGCACCTGTGTAATCCTGTATCGCCAGGGAACTTGCTGCCTTCGCGCCCTCTTTGATGATCTCGTAAGTTTCTAGCGGGATTTGTGTCGCGGCCTGTATCTGTGCGGCCTTTTTCGAGTACGCGCCCGCCGCCGCGACCAACCCCATATAAGCCTGGACCTCGGCCATCTTGGCGTCCCGCCGCTCCCATGCGATCGTCTGCATGGTATCGGAATATTCCTGCTCATTGATGATGCCTTGCTCCCGAAGGTCTTGAAGCCGGGCTTCCTTGTCGGCTAAGATTTGGACTTCGCGGTCGGCCTGGTTGCCATACTCGTCGTTAAAGGCGGCGCGGTCATCTAATCGTCTTTGGTTATCAGCCGCCTTCCATTCCCAATATTGATCTTCGGATGCCTTATACATGGCCAGTTCATCGGCGGCCTGCTTTTGGTATAGATCGGCCTGGGCTTTGGCTTCGGCCTCCTGTTGCTTGCGGAGTTTCTCGGCTTTGGATTCGCCGCTCCCACCGGGGGGCTTTGTCGGCTTGATTGTGGGCGCAGGGACCTTAGCGAGTTCGGCGTCTATTTCAGTAACTTCTCCTTCGGCGCTCAAAGGGAGTTCCACTGGCGCGGGTCCGGCTTTTCGTTGCTCCCAAAGATCACGGAGATGGATCAAGTTGCGAAGGGTTGTAACCATCGGAATCATATCGATGGCGGCGTTTCCAATTCGCTTAGCCCATGTTCCAATAGTATCTTTATTTTCGTTTACTAGTTCAATAAGTTTGGTCATCTCTTTAGCGAGGTCAGTCATCATAGGAATTAGTTCTTTCCCTGATGCCTCGGACATTGCTTGAAAAGCTGTCTTTAACTCAGTAACCTTGTCTTTCAAATCAGCGGCGGCTTTGGCGTCCTCTTCGGTCCAAACGATTCCCAGTTCCTCAGCCCGCTTCATCATCTCTTCGATGCCGGTCTTGCCCTGGTTGAGGTAGGGGACCATCTTTGGTCCGGCCTCCTCACCGAAAATCTTGGCGGCCAAGGCGGACTTCTCTGCGCCGTCGGCATACTTCGATAATGCGTCGGCGGTTTCGAGCATGATATCGTAGTTGGATTTAAGAGCGCCGGAATCATCCGTAATCGAGATATTGAGGGCCTTAAACGCATCCTTGGCCGTGCCCATTCCGGCGGCGGCGTCGGTCAGATTCTTGTTGAGAGTTTGAATTCCTCGGTCGAAGTTTTCAACCTCGATCCCGCTCAACTTGGCGGCGTATTCGAGCGCAGAGATTTGTTCGACCGACATGCCCAGGCGCGGGGCGAGTTTGTCAAATCGGTCCCCGATGTCGGCGGTCCTGATAGCGAGGTCTGCCAGGGACTTGGCGGCGGCCCCGGCGGCGGCGGCCACAGCGATGTAAGGCGCGGCCATAGCGGCCATACCCTTCCCGACCGACAACACCGAGTCGATGTTCTTTTTTTGTTGGGCGAGTTTGACATTAAAAATCTCGCCCTGGACGGCGACCTTTTGGAATGAGGTCTGAGCGAGGTTCATTTCCTGGCGGAGCCGTTTGAGCTTGACCTCTGTCTCTTTGGCCTCGATCTCCATGCGGCCAAGAAAAGTTTTTTCACCGGTCTTTTTGGCTTCAAGATTTTTTAGATCAATCGAGGCGAGCTTGACCTGGCGGATAGCGTCTTTCGCCGATTCAGAGTTCCCGGTTATGGTCAAGCCCAGTTTGAGATCATCGGCCATTTATTTCTCCCGGCTGAGTTCATACTGAGCCCGGCTCAACTCGATCAGCCCTTCCCATTCATCCCATGCTAAGTCATCCGGGCCGAACTGGCATCCCGCCTCAATCATGTTTTGGAGGCGGACCAACAAGGCTACTCGCCCGCTTCGCGCCACGGCGGCGTGTCCGCATCCGTCACAGGCTCCGGCGTTTTGGATAACGAGGACGCAATACTCGGCTCCGGGGCATTCGTCTTCTCCGTCGGCTCGGAGTTCGTCAATGATGGGCGGTCGGGCCGCTCGATATGAGCTTTTTTTAGGGCGTTTTGACTTATGGCTTCGAGCTTGTGCTCGTGCGAAATGTACTTCTTCCAGTCCTGATCGTCATAAGCCGGGGCGATGTCGTACCCCCTGACATCCACCACCAACAGATTCCACCATCGCTCGGCGCAAGTCCTGTAGTGCTCGCTGGCGGCGGTTGGGTCCATGCCGTCGCGCTCTGCAATCTCCCGCATCAACTCCATTTCCTCGGTGGAAGTCATTGGGCGGAAAACATGGACCACCTCGCAGACCTCACCGTCATCCTTGACGTTAAACTTGATCTCTCGATTCCCAATCTTGCAACCCATTTTCCCCTCCTGTTTTGTTACGCTTCGCTGGTTAGGTAAGCGGCCACGTCGTTGACCACTTCGATCGATACCGGCCCCTGAGAATCCGAATCGTAGAGCGGGACAAGGGTCGGAGTATAGAGCCCGAGTTTGGCGTCAAAGCTGGGCTCAACGTCGATGATTTGGATACTCGGCATGGTGATAGTCGCCGCGTGAGGCGTGGACCCGGCCCCGATGTTGCCCCCCTCGAAAGCCAGGATCGCGCCCATTTCGGTGTAGGCTTCGAGAGCCGTGATCTCGGTAACGCCGGAGCGGACGAAGGTCAGTTCGAGAGTCACGTCGCGCTTGAGGCCATACAGGCATTGTCCCTTGTATCCGCCCGCGCCCGCGATGTAGGCATTGGTAACATCAAGGTTGTTCTTCACGCTGAATTTGAAGGACCGGAGCCGGTCCGCAATAGACACCTCTGACCCGGCCTCACCCCATGAAGGCGTCAAGCCGGTCCATTTGAGGAAGTTGGCGCTTGCCAGGGTCGGGTGAGCGAATGCTCCGAGAGCCACCTTGCGACCGCTACCGACCAGGTCGATCCCGAGGACCGGCCGTTGTCCGATGGTCCCCGAAATGTCGAAGCCCTCGACCACGATGTCAGGGTAATAGCCGCCGTCCGAATCCAACTCCTCAACGATGGTAGTGAAGGGGAGTTGCCCGTCATCATCCGCCAACAGAGACAGGAGGTTGGTATGGGTGTAGGCTGAGTCAGTCGGCCCGGTGACGGCATAATCCCCCATCGCGAAGGCACACGCCCACCCGAGGGTAAACGTGTCAAGATCGAATTCGAGGCGGCGGGTGTAGTCGTAGGTCTCAACGTCAAGCCGCGTCGGGAAGGAATGGCCCTTCCCAATTTCGTCCTGGTTGTTGAAGAAGTTTATGAGCCGCTTGCCCGGATTCGCGCTCCGCATGGGGTAGCTGTACAGCATGGAGCCGTCAACCAGCCGCGTCCCCCAGGTGGCTTGCTGCATGAGCGAGAGAGTCACCCTTGCCGATTGTTCACTGTGTAAGGTCATCGTTCCGCCTCCTTTAGGCTTCGGTGTAGGGTAGTGAGGCTACCCGTAAAGTTACTACTGAATGGTAGTAATGCCCTGACAATATCTTATCGTACGGTATGCGAGTAGTAAGTTCCTCGCCTGTATATGGTTCGACGGTCCCCAACAGGTCGCCCCCGTTAAGCGCCCGGAAAACGTCGCCCGTCAACTGGACGATTCCCTCGGCGGCATCAAGCCCGTCCTCTCCCGACCACTCCTCAGCCGGGCCGGGGGTCAGGCAATGGATACCGATCTCGTAAATATCGATCTTGCGCTTGAGGGCAATGGTGGTCGGAGTCCGGCTGATAGGGGCCACGATTAAACACGCGGCCTCAAAACTCGGGATTCTGGTTTCGTCCCATTCCTGGACATTGATGGCGTCCACGTAACCCGCCAGGGTCGAGTCCGCCAACAACACCGCCGCCGTCGATGCCAGGGCCGCAACGTAGTTGTCACCCGCGAACACAAAGCACCGGCGAGCCACGGACGGCGATGATTCTAAATCGTTTGCTTCGGCCATAACGATAAACTCATAGGCCCTATCAGCCGTGAGCCCCGTTATTTGTTTGGTCCCCGCGACGCCTTGCTCCCCCGTGTAAGTGCCCGCCAGCGTCCACGTGGAGGCCGTTAACAGGCGCTTATAGATGTTAGTCTTTTCGTAGTCGCCCGTCGCCGGTGGGGTCAGAGTCAGGGTTACCGATGTCCCGGTTTCGTCGTTGGCCACACCCCCGAATGCGGTGGGGCTGGGGGCCTCCGGCAACGTCTCATAAATCCGATTACTCGCGAGAGAAACCATCCAATTAATCGAGGGGTCTTGCCAAAAACCCACCACGGCCACCGGTACGCCCTCGAAGGCGGATAGGTTTAGAGTCACCACGCCTGGACCTATCCGCCCTCCAATCAGGGCGAAAAAGGAATTGAATTGAGAGAGGGCGAAAACAACTCCATAATCACCGGCGGCGATTTGCGAAATGGTAATCTGCCCAGACACTCCGTCGCGGGTGTAGTCGGATAGGACCGGGGCTAGATGGTCAACGCTTCCCATTATGCGGCCTCCGTTGCTACGACCCACGTAAAGCGGGTGGAGAGCGGAATCGAAAAAACCATCGTAGGCTTAGACCATGAAACCAGCCGGACCCGGCCCAACTTGCAAGGCTCTATCGCAAGGGAGAATTGCTTTCCGGATATGGCAGATATTAGGGCGGGCATGATGGAATGGAGCGCCGTCTTAGCCGAGCCCACCGACCGAAGAGCCTTCACGCCGATCAGCATTTCGTATTGGGGCACGTGCTCATAGATTCCGGCGGCGACGTTAATAGGCTTCATGTCGCCGCCGCCGTAAACGATCAGCACAAACGGGGCGCGCTGTCCGGCCCGCGTCAAAACCTCCTGAGAATCCCCCACGTCATCCGCCAGCACCAAGCCGTAATTGATGAAGCCCCCCGTTACGAGGGTGTCAAGGGCCGTCTGGAGGGCGGCGTCAAGGCTTGTCAGGGTCGCGGTCATGCGTCCGCCAGGGAGGACCGGGTGAACATCCGGGCCGGGTTATCGTCGGCGGTTAGAACCTTGGCCCCTTCGGCGGGGTGGTCTTCATCCCCGAGGCTGGCCACGCCCTTGGAAACGGCGGTCAAGAATTTGATGGCGTCAAGATAGCGGTCCCGCACCACGTCAACCATATTTTGGCGGCGGGAATAGAGATTGTAAATGGCGATGTCAACCGCAATCTTTTGGACCACGGCCGGGACCGGATCAAGCGGGACCGTGTACTTGACCCCGACGTAAGCGTCAATCTCTGCGTCGGCGTCCGCGAGGGCTTGAGTAACAGGGGCCTCGACAATGGCCCCGGTCCCCGCGTCATCGGTGAGATTGATCAGAGTGGCGGATTCCATCATCAAGAGGATATCGGCTTGGGTGGCGTAACTCATTTTTTACCCCGACGCCCGCGCTTGCGGGGTTTTGAAGATGTCACAACTTCCACTTCCACCGGCTTCGGCTCCCGGTAATCCTCAGTCACAATCAAAAACGGGTCCGCCTTGAGGTGGGCCATTTGGGCGGCGTTAAAGTGGCCGTTGGTAACCACCATGCCCGCGCTGCTCGCGGGGAAGTCCATTCGCAAGTCGGAGTTATAAACGCGGTGGAAACATCCCTCGGGAAACTTGGCCGGATCGGCTTTGATCTGAATCATGATTCCCCCCTGGGAAGGGAGGGGGTTGCCCCCCCCTCCCGGTTACGTAGATTAGGTGGTGGCCAGGTAAGGCCAGGTCACCAACTCAAACCGCTTGTACCAGGGGTTGCTCGCTCCGGCGGAATCGAACTGATTGTTAATCAGCGGGTCCGCGATGGACCACAACGAGGGCGGGACCACCAGGTGAGTCGGGGTGAGGCCCAGGGGCAAGCCCTTGTCGCTCAGCATTCCGATCATGGCCGCGTAAGCGGTGGCCAGAGTGCCGGTGGCGAGGGTCTGCTTGGAGCCCCACGCCTGCTGATAGAAGCCGTAACCGACGGCCCGGCGGTCGTCCACGCCGTACAGATATTTCTTGCGCATGAAGGCGTTCTCGTCGGTGGGCCGATCCATCGCAACGAACTCGATTTCCTTCCGGACCTGATGGATGAAGGGCTTCATGGGGCGGCCCGCTTCGAGGGAAAGCAGATACCATGCGGTTCCGGACCCACCATCGGTGTTGGCCTGAGTGGTGGCCGCGCCGCCGCTGGCGGGGACATAGGGATGATCAGTGGCGAAGAAATACGAGCCGTCGTAACAGGCGGTGGAGAAACCGGCGGCCATCGCGGCGGCGAGCAGAATGTCCGGGTGAGTCTTGGCGTTGTATCCCATCTGCTGAATGGAGATGCCGTAGCCGCCCATCTGGTCATCCAAGATGTCGTCGCGGTCCACTTCGAGGGTGGCTTCCCAAGGGATATTCTCCAACTCGTAGGCATACAGGGAGAACCCTTCGAGTTGGCGTTCATCGACCCACTGTTTCATGTTGGGGACGCCCCCAAGCCATGAATGGATCTCTTTGCGGCCGCTCGAAGGCATCCGCATGGCGAGCAGATCGGCCTTCGATTCGGCCAGGGTGTACGCCTTGTTGAAGGCGGTTGAGAAGCTGTCAAACATTCCGGCTAAGACAGCGGCATTTACGTTGGTGGTGTGAACGAGTGCGGGACTCATGATAATTCTCCTTTCCCTTGGTTACTGAGTCAGCTGTTTCCGGGTGTACTCGATCCACAGCCCGTAAACGTAGAGGATGTTGGTGGTATGCGCGTCCGGGGTCAACTCGCAGGATACCGTAAAGTTGGCGGTATCCGGGACGTCGGAAGCGGCCACGGTGATAGTATACTCGGTGAGGGTGGTCCCCTCGGAAAGAGTCACGCCGTCCTCAACTTTGGTGTCGGCCACTCCGAAATAGCAGTCGGAAGTAATCGCGGCGGTAATGTCGGTAGAGCCGTCCCACGCCGCGTAAATGTGGATCACCATCGCGGCGGTCCCATCCATGTCCGGGGGGAGGGCGGTTTGAAAGCCGACGGCATCGGAGTTAGAGGCCGCCCACAGCACCCGGAGCGCGCCGTCGGTGTCGGCGTTACGAGTCTGCAAAACGGGGGTCGAATCGGAGGCCAGGAGCCCACCATTAGCGGCGATATTGGGGATGGCCCCTGTGGTCCATTCCCGAAGAATGGAAAGGGGGATCGAAATAAAAGCCTGAGTCGTGGTGAGGTCAACCTTGTTGGCGTCGGCAATGGCCTTGACTTCGGCAAAGGCGTCCTCGGCGTTGGTAGCGGTGTAGAGAGTACCGGAGTCGGCCACGGACACAGCAGACGCGGCGATGGCCGCAGGGGTAATCACGGCGGAGTCAATCTCAATCCAGCCCAGGGTGGACGATTCGTATTTAATCAGCCGCCCACAGGCGATCAGGTTGGAGCTGGTATTGTCGAAGGTTTGGTCATCCTTGAGGTACATGATGCCGTTAACGTGAGCCTGGGTGATCGACGTGGCGGGGAACTTGAAAACTCCCTTGCGCCGGACGGTGACATTGATCGCCCCGGACGATCCCGAAGAGTTGTCGGCCTGAGCGGTGGCCACACCCGCGAACGTGGTGGACGCGGTATCGGCGGCGGGGATGGCGTATCCGCTGGAATTGATCGAGACCAGGGCGCCGTTATAGATGGTGACGGACTGATAGACCGGGTAGGTGGCGAGGTCGCCGTCTTTGCGGATGGTGGCCCGGTCCGCCGACAGGGCGCCCATAGCGAGGGCGGCCCCGATCAAAACGGCGACGATGGCCAGTGCGTTAAAGATGTCCTTGCGCTTCATGGTTTCCTCCTTACTTCGCCTTGGCCTGGGGGCCGTACTTGGCGATGTCATCATCGGTAAGGCCGATCTTTTTGGCGATGGCCTTTCCCTCTTCGGTCAGTCCCTCGGGCGAGGGTTTTCCGATGTCCGTGGCCAGGGTGGCGGCGGGCACGATGCGGGGCTGGGCGGCCACCCACTCACCAAACGCCTCGGGGTCCGCGCTGGCGAACTTGCGGGCGCTGGCGATCATGGCGGGGGAGACCTTACCAGCGGCCACGGCCTCGCCAACCAGGTCGTCAATGGCGCGCTCCTTGTTGGCGGTCTCAAGGGCTTCGAGCCGGGCCTGAAGGTCGGTCTTTCCGGCGGCGTCCATCTTGATCTTGGCGATAGTGGCCACCAACTCCCCGGGCTTGGCTCCTACCAGCTTGGCCACGGCGGCCAGTTCCTTGGCGGTTTCCTTGGCCGCCTCACTCGGGGGCGCGTTGTCCCCGGCGTTGGCGTCCACCAAGTTCTTGATGGCGGCCGCCACGTCCTCTTCGGTGCTCTCCTCGGGCATTCCGAGCAGGGCAATCAGAGTCTTCAAAAGGTCCATTTGATTCTCCTTTGCAGTTGTCCCGTCTTTGGCCACGAGGGGCTTGATCCGGGTCAGTCTCGGCGCGTTGGTAAGCGCCACGCGGGCAAGCTCTACGAGCCGCCCTGCCTTGTCTGTATAAAAAACCGGCGAATAATAGCGGTACTCGCGGGCGGTCAAAAACGCCTGAGCCCGGTCGGTCCATTCGACTACGGCCCAGAGTCCCTCTTTGCCCTTGTTTATGAGGCGCGTGATCCACCCGGCGGCTGGGGCCGTGCCGTCGGGGGAGCTAAAGTCGGACCCGTCGGGCCTTTTCCCCTCGGTTTGGTGCTCGTAGTCGAAGGGGATGTTGATGCCGTGGGCCTCGAACTTGGCGACGCAAGAATCCATGCCCGCGCTGTCAACCGTTATCGGGTCATTGGGCCGGTCGGCGAAGTAAACTTTCCCGGCGGGGAAAATCTGGACCTCCATGATCTGAGACACTTGCCCGGCGACTTCGCCGCCGATGTATTTCTTTTTGCTCATGCGTTGCCTCCAATGTACTTGGTTAGGTACTCTTCAATCTCAAGGGCGATTTCTTCCCAATCCTCGGGCTGGACCATGATGAAGGGCCGGGCGGGGATGTCACCCCAAGGGATAGGTCCACCGCGCCGGGTTCTCCCGAAGGCCCCTTGCTTCGCGCCGAATTGATGGACCGCCGCGTAAATCTTGTTGGTCCCCACCTGTACCGAATCCGGCTTGGCTACGTAATGGATCGAGCCCAATAGCCCGGACGCCGGGCCTTGTACCTGAAGGATGTGAGCCGCCGTGCCCCGGAGCGCCACCGTGACGGGCGAGAGCGGAGCCCAGCCGGGCCGCCCTTCATCCTCGAAGTTGCGCTGGACACTCGCCACCACAACCGCCCCAGTCAACTCCATGATCGGGGTCATATCCTCGAAGGCGTCTGAAAGCCCGGCCAAGGCCCGGTCGAGGGGCGAGGTGTCAATCTGGATGTCAGCGTAAGAGCCCGCCATTAGATGCCCTCCTGGTAGACCATGCCGGGGTTATAGTCCCACCCCGGATCAATACCGACCGGGACTTGTATAACGGTCCCGTCGCTCCGGGTGTATTCGTAAAACCGCTCCGGCGGGGCCTCGGTCCTGATCTCGTATTCCGTGCCCGCGAATCGCTCTTGTAGGGCGTCAAGCTCCCGGCCCGATAGATTCTGTACCCCGCACTTGCACCCGAATCCGTTGGGCGGGTAGTGCGTGGCCCAAAATGGATCATCCGACGGGAGGACCAAATTGTAGAACGCCATGTGCTCGGGGCGCGGGTCTTTGCTCACCGACGGGATATAGCGGAGAAACGGCCGCACGGCCCGGACGGCGGGCGAGGTCTGTTGCACCCATCGGCCCGCCGAGTAGGCGTTGGCGAGGTTCGTGTTAAAGATGATCCTCGCCCGATATCCGACGCCCGCCGCGCCCACGTCCCAACCGGTTTTTTTCACCACGTCGGCCAGGGTGGCCCTGAATGAATCGATGGTGAGGCCCTCGGCAATGGCCCGGTCAATTTCCCGCCGAAGGTCCGCAAGGATGGCGTCTGAGGTAACGCCCGCGACGGAAAAGGCGCGAACCTGTTGGTCCCTCATGAGGGTGTCCCATTGCTCGGTGGGGATGTTGAGCTTACGGCGGAAGTAATCCATCGCTTCTTCAAAGCTCAGGTTTCCCCAAACGGCTTCAACCATTGCCCGCCTCCTCCGCTTCCAAGACTTCGATGATATGTTGACAGTTGGCGGTATCCCACTTGAGAAGCGCATCAATGTTTTTTAGGATTTCTAAAATCTCCATTGTTTCCGTAATCTTTATATCGTTTTCCTCGATCAATACTTCATTGCACTCGATTGAAATCTTGGCGTGCTTAAACGTGGCCTGTTTAATCTTCTCAGGTAGTTGCATCGCCCGCCTCCTCCCCGATGCTATCCCGGCCCGCCAAGTGAGCGGCGGCGAGGGTCAGTTTCATGGACTCGGCAAAGTCGGACACATCAAGCGCCCCATCGGCGAGCGCGGCCTTGAGGGCTTCGAGGTCCGGAGCCTCCCCCACGATCTCCTCGATCTGCGATAGCAAGGACGCCACACCTGAGACGGCCTCGGTCCCGGCCTTATCGTTAAGAGCCTTGATGTCGGGGATGACCGGGCTGGCGTCGGGGTCCGTTGGAATCGGCGCGGCCTTGGCAGTCACAGCGGGCGCGGGGGGCGGCGCGGACGGTATGACCGAGGCCGGGGTGAATGATTGGAAAGCAGGGGCCGCCGTCGGGGCGGTCAATACCGTCTCCCCTTCCTTGGCCACCGGCACGCCCGAGATTTCCTCAACGTACTCCTGCGAGACGGGGTAACCCATTTCCTGAAGGGTCTTGATTCGGGCGAGGATCGCCGCCACGTCTTGAGGGTAGTCATGGCGGAACCACGGGACCGGGGCGTCCATGCCGAAATTAAAGTACACCAGGGGCGCGACAAGTTGCTCGGTAATGGTGAGGTCAAGCGCCTTGCCGTCATCAATAACCAGGTCCAGCCTCACGTCGTTGTGGACGTTGCCGAGGGCCATAGACCCCGAGCCGTCCTGGCCGCCCTGAGAAGTCAGGGTTTGCCCGAGGATGCAATACGCCTGTTGGGTGTCGAACCATTTCATCGCCACGTCATAGACGTTGACGGTCCCGGAGCGTTGCGCCTCCTGCAATACTATCTCGGTTTCGGCGGATATAATGGCCGCGAAGTCGGTCCCCATGCTGGACAGGGCGGCAAGGAGCGCGTCTTTGTCGGCATCCGTGGACCCGGCGGCGTACTTCCCCACTCGCATCGGGTGGGCGAAAAGCTCGATAAACCCCATCCAATCCTTGACGGCATAGCTCTTAAACATCCATAGCCACGCCAGGGTCCGCATGAGGCCGCCCCGGTTGACGTAACCCGAACGGGCCTTGAACTGGTGATAGATGAACTTGTAAGGGGCGAGGGGGATACCGTCGCGGTTTTCCTCGGTGATCAGGAGCGGGTCAAACGAATCGAGGAAGGTGATCTTTTTGGGGTGAACCCACGTCAGGGCGCGGGGCCGCCAAACCTTGCGGCCCAGCTCCCAATCGATCTCCATAACCGAGTAACCCTTTTCAGTGGCGTCCAGCATGTCCTTTTGAGCGTCCCCGAAATGATTGATCTTGTCAATCGCGTCCTCGCAAAAGTCGGCAATCTCTTGAGCAAAGGGGGTATCATCGGCGGGGACCATGCTCCAATCGAGGCCGGTTACCGCCAGCTTCCGCGTCTGGAGAAGCCCGGCGAGGTGGCCGTCCCGCTCCACCATTTGCTCATACAGTTCGGCCACCTGCCACATGGCCCCGATGTCGCTTTGCTTGATGGCGGCAGCCAGGCGGGCGGGGGTGAGCCCCGCGATAGGGGATTGGGTGTAGCGGTCGGTAACCTTGGCCACGTAAGCGGACCGGTCCAACTCCTCCCGGCGGGGTAGGCGGGCGATGCGGTTATCGTTTTGGTCGGTCGTGGTGACGGTCATGATATCCCCCTGCCCATGCTCACGTGCCCGCCCTCGGCCCGGCGCTTGACGGCGGATGTATAGCCGGGGTCGGTCTGACGCACCCCCGCGCTCCAAGGCTCGCACCCGTACCGAATGGCGTCAATGGCGTGGTTCCAATCATCGATAGGCTCCGGCATGGGCTTGCCCTCCCGGTTCTCGCGCCAACAGTAGTTCTCAAGTTCGGCCTGGAGGGAGACGCTTCGGCGGGTAACGTGTAGCCGCTTGGACATGATCCAGTCGATCCCATGCCGCACGGAGTCCGGCCCCTTAGCGGCGGCCTTGATGATGATCCCGTCGTTGTGTAGCTCCCGGATGCTCTTGGGCTCGCTGGAATCGCAGACGTAAGGGCCGAGGATGCCCGTCTCTTTGAGGGCGCGGGCCAGGTCAGGGTTAGTCAGCCCGCTCGAATAGAGAAGCTCGTCTACCCAGAGGTCATCCCCATTGAGCCAAAGCGCCACGGCGGCGGCCGGGTCAACCGAAAATCCAAGGTCAAGACCGAAGGACTTCCGGGAGTGGGCCCGGACCTCCTCGGGCACTTCATCGATGATATCCCAATTTTTGAAGATCACGCCCTCGGCATCGCCGAACTCGCCCAACAGGAACCGGCGGCGCTTGTCCGGGGGAAGCTTATCCAGGATGTCCGTGATGTAACCGTCAGGCAGGTTCGCGGCGTTGTGTTCTGGGTTGACCTGCATGGCCCCGTACCGCGCCCGGTCAATGGGCTCCCCGGTGGTTGGGTCCACGCCCTGCAAGAAGATGCGGTTTGACCAATGGAATTTGGAGGGCGGGTTTTCATCACAAAAAAACTTCGGCTTGCATCCCTTGATCTTTTGGGCGAGCCGAGTGAGGACGGTGGTAACGGTTGACCACGCGATTTGACTGCCCTCGTTAAGATAGATCGTGAGATACTCGCGGCCGAGAATCTTGTCCACCCGGTCCCGATCATCCAGACCGTCCACCCAGATTTCCGACTCGATCCCGCCCGCGTGGCGAATGGTCAGATAGTGGTCTGATTCGTGCCATTGCACGATGGACTCGATGCCCAGGAACTTGACGGCGGCGGGCAGGGTATCCAGCCAAATCGAGGCGCGGGCGTGAGCGTACCTGAGCCGCGCTATCAGGTGGCGAGAGCCGGGGTATTTGGCCGCCCGTAAAAGAATCATGCAAACGAGTAGGAATGTCTTGCCCGAACGGGAGCCGCCGTACAGCATGACCATATCGCGGGCGCGAAGCAAGGCGAGGGCCTCGAGCTGGCGGGCGGTGAGTTTCGCCATGAACTGATCCCGAACCTTGATGCGGTTGGGGGCCGTCATCGCCGCAACCTCGCTACGATCTCCTCCCGTGACAGCAACGCAATCTCGGCGTCCATATCCCGCAACACGGGATTCTTAGCGAACTCTTTAATCTCTCGGGTAATCCGTTTGCCCAACTCGATATCCGCCATACCCTCTGCATGAACCAGTATCTGAGCCACCGTCGCCTGGGGTCTGCCCTCTCTATGGCACCGGCAACCGTGGCAAAAGTCAGACCATGATATCCGCACGTTTTGCCCTTCCGGACAGCCGCATACCCAAAAGTTAGGATGATGGATTTGATTATATGTCATCTAACTCGTGGTCCCATACGATGGTTAGGCCGACGTTGGCATCCACCGCCACGCGGTCAGACATGCCCCGGCGCGTCTTCTCGTACCAGACAATGGCCCCCAGGTCCCCAGCTTGGACCTTTTTCATCAAGGCGGAGTGGACCATGCCGTTCGCCTTGGCCTTTCCGGATTTTATGGCGGCATCTATTTCAGGGATTTCACTCTTGCGGGGATAGAACGAACCGCGCCCTATTCCGAGGGCGAGACAGATTTCTTGATTGGTCATTCCAGACGAAGCGAGGGCCTCAATCCGTTGGATTTCCTCGGCAGTTGGTATCCACGGCTTAGGCCCACGCTTGGCGGGGTTCTTCTTTTTAGCCGTCATGTATAGGATTATACAGCACGGCTTTAGCTTTTGTCAAGTGACAAGTTTTGGCCTCGGCATTTCTGGGCTGGGAAATTCCTTGCGAGCCATCCCTACCCGGCATCCCAAATTGTCCTTGTGAAAAACCGGGATTCCATTTTCACCGGCCCATTCCTCTATTTTGCTAACCCACACTTCCTGGGGCTGTTTGGCCGATGCCCCCGTACATCCGCCAATGATAATCCATCGAAGATCGGCTCCAACTGGATTGATTGGCTCTAATAGGGGCTCGCACGAAACGAAATCAACCTCGGAGTTCATAGCCCGATCCCACTGCGCTTGATTGGTAGCGGTAGCTCCCTTCCACATATTTGGCCCGAAATAAAATGATCTGTATCTTTCTGGGTTCTTCGTCAAGAATTGGAACGTGGTCATCCAGTTAGTCCCTGCCCGCATAAGCACAGATTCGATCCATTCATCCGGAACCCAAGACCCGAACAAGTCAGCCATCGAGCAAACGAAAATCTTTTCTCCGGGCTTGATTTTGTTGATTTCCTTTAGCCTGTCATGATGAAATTCCGGTTCAAAAGATCGGCCAAACCTTTTCGAGATTGCCCGAGCATAGCAATAAGGGCATCCGTGTTTACACCCAGTAACTGGATTCCAAGTCTTGTCCGTCCAATCTATCTTTGTCTTATTCATGCTCCCCCCCATTTTTTTCAAAATCTATCATGTAATACTTAGCGTGATTTTGAGTATAGCACGGAACTAACATCCTTGTCAAGTAATTAATTTTCATAGACTTTATTGTGTATAGATACGTTTTTACGATATGCATATCTATACCTTGAAACATACCTAACAACCCGTGAGATTCACAACCCATTGAGGGACTCCACCCAACAATTCTTAGCAACTCACGAGAAGGATTGACGGAATGAGTATCCCTAGCAGTCCCATCGGTAAGCACAGCAATTTTTCTACCAGGACTGCACAAAGAAACTACCCGACCAAACAACGGCCAAGGATTCGCATAGGCATCAAGATCAAATATATTCCATTCCGCCATACCCATAACAACTGATAATACCGCAAGGTTATTGGCTTTAATGCACTCGCGGCCCGGCCGCTGATACTTACGGTCAACCCCGCAATATTCGGCGACGCCTTGATAAGCGAGTTGTCGCATCAGCCCGCGCCCCGCGAATAAATCAAGCACGCGGGCGGAGGCGGGTCCGCCGACCATTTGCACCGCCTCCCTTCGGAGAGCGACCTTGATGTCCGGAGCGTAGTTGTCGGTGCTCATAACTTTTCCTTAGACCAATGCATCTCGACTCCGGGATGCTCGGCCAGGATGTCAGAAACCAACACCGGACCATTCTCCGAATCCGACCGAATGAGAATCCAAAAAGGCACGGTTGGAGGGATTAAATCTTTAGGTGAAAATTCCTGACGTTGCCAATCTTCATCAGATTTTTCCGGCAACTCCAACCCATCCAAAAACCCCATCCCGTCATAGTCCTCTGCCTTGAGCCCCGTCACCAACTCTTCGAGGGCCGGGAAGTCCCACGCGCCCATGATGGTGAGCTGGTTGTCCGCAATCATGTAGGCGGTGGCGTCCGCGTCGGACACGTCAAGCTCGATCACGGGGACCTCGATGGTCCCGGCCTTACGAAGCACTTCGAGACGGGCATGCCCGGCGAGGACCAACCCCGATGATTTTTGGACCACGATGGGACACGTAAACCCGAAGCGGTCGATGGACTCCCCGAGGGCCTTCATTTCGGCCTCGCCGTGCTTGCGGGGATTCTTGGGGTGGGGTTTGAGGTCCGCGACTTTGGCCGTGGTGTAGGTTGGCTTCATTGGCTTCATGGTAGCACCCCAGGGGGCCGCCTGTCAACCTCCATACACCCCGCGGAATCCCCCTCACAGACCACGATGGGCGCCGCAGGCGGCCGGGCCTGATCCATCCGATTCAAGCACCCGGCGACGATGAACGCCCCCAGGAATCCGACTACCATGCCGAGTACGGTCACGGCGGTTATGAACACGGTTAAACTTTTCATTTTTTCCCCCTCTCTTTCACTACTTCTATTTTTATTCTTATCCGGCGACAGGCATCAAATTTCTCGCGCTTACCTTCATAAGTATAATACAGACCATGTCGCAAACATTGACGCCACCTTTTGCAAGAATCGTGCTGGAGACAATCGCACAACGGTTCCGAATCTCGGATGAACGCCAGATAATCCAGTTCATCTATCGACCGCCACGACCACCATATTTTTTTGCTGTTGTGCATCATTTCCCTCCTAATAGCTGATATAGATATAGGCGTCGGGGGCGGACTCACACCAACTCTTAAGCTTGCGAAGCACCCGGAGCGCCCCTTTTGAATCTCCCCATCCGTTCTCGGGATTCATGGCCTCAAACGTAGCGGGAGTGGCCTCGAACGCAGCGATGGCTGAATCGATCAAGGGTAGGGCATCCGCCCCCTTTTTGCCGTTCAAGAATTTTATCCCGTCATTCGTCCCGAACGCCAGTTGATACATCCCGCCGACGTTGGACGTGATGTTGACCCAATATTCATCCTCGTCAAGCCGGATTCTCTCCGGGCCGCCGAGGTCCGCTTCCATGTAAAAATCGTAACTCATAATTTTCCCTCCCTCGCTTTCTCGATCGCTTCATTGTGAACCCTGAGTTTTATCGTGGCGACGGCCACATCGTTAACGTACCGGTCTAAGTACGCCACGCATCCCCGATTGACGCATTGCCACCCCGCCGATTCGATAGGGGCGAGCATTAACTGACACCACGGGCAAGTCATGGCGGGGTTAGAAGTTCGATCCGGCATCATCTTCTCCTTTCGCTCGTTGCGCATATTGATTGGCCCTCGTCAACGCCGCCCGGAGATTTTTGGCCGCCCGGATCGCGTCTTGGGTTTGGCGTTTTGGCTTCCCGGTTTTGATCGACAATGGCAATTCGAGATCGATCAAAGCATGCTGGACGGCCGCCATGAGGGGGCGGAGGGCCTCGCTCAACATCTCCTCTGTGGCGGCGTTCCAGGCGACCCGCAAGAAAACGGGAACTGAGTAGTTGTCTTTTGGCATGGTCATCCTCTCCTTTCCTTGGACCGTTTTACGATCCAGTTCGTTGTAATACTCGCCACGCAGCGGCCATACACTGCGGGACTTGCCCGTTGCCGATTGCCTTGAGTCTGGCGACTCGATCCTTGACTCCGGTGGCCACGCGAGGGATGGGGCCGGAGCCGCCATCATGGAACTTTGCCAGTTCCCCCGGATTAGGCGCCTTGCCGCTTCCCCTGAATCTTTCACTCCTAACATTCATTGCCCTGGTGGGAATGCCTATTTCCTTTACCGCCTCCATATCCGCCGAGTCCACTTTCCACCCCAGGGTTATGGCCTCGGGGAGCGGTTCGAGGGAGGTCCATCCGATCGGCCAGCCCATGAGCCATTCGACCCAGGCGGGGTTGAGGGATCCGGCGGGCGCGGCCATTTCAGACAGGGGCCGGGAGTTCTTTTCCCTCGTCTCCTCGCTGGCCTTGCCGCTGCGCCAGTCGCGGGCGGATGCCGTGGGCCACTTCCCTTGCTTTGCCGCCCATCCCAGGCCCTTGTAATGATTTCCCGGACCTCCGGGCGTGGCGTCATATTTTACCGGCGTGGGCATTAGCCGCCCCACCCCGTTGCCAGGCCAACACCCACAACCGCTTCCTCCGATGCGGGGCTCCAACATCATCCGCTCCGAACACAGTCCATTCCGCATCGTACCCGAGCGAGGCCAGGTCCCCGAGTACGGTATCGAAGTATCCGCTGGAAATAAGGCCAGGTACGTTTTCCAGGAATGCGAGGCGTGGTCGTACGATGCGAAGGACTTCGAGGGTGGCAGGCCACATGTTGCGGGGGTCATCGGCCCCGGCCCGCTTTCCGGCGACGGAAAAGGGCTGGCAAGGGAATCCGGCGGTAACGACATCAACCATTCCTTGATAGCTTGCGGCGTACCCTTCACCGATGAAAGCCCGGACATCGCCGAAGATGGGGGCTCGATCGAGGTGGCCGTCCTCGATTCTTTGAACAATGACCCGCTGGCAATAAGGTTCAAATTCAACATATCCCACCGTCCTCCATCCTAACAGTTTTGAGCCCAAGACGCCACCACCGCCGCCAGTAAATAGAGACAACTCATTCATGATCCGCACTCCCCCACCACCCTGCACCACTCACAGACCCCGGCGTGAAGGGTGGTCTTGACGTGACATGAGGGGCAGACGCCTTGCGTTATGTCCGCCACCTCGATCACCGTAAACCCGAAGGGGCGGCGTTGGGAAGACTCGATCTTACACCCCGGCTGAGCCCGCGCCACCATGTAGGTTTGATCGGGAGGCGCGGGGATGCCTCGCCAGGATACGAAAAACACGTCGCCTTTCATGGGGCCTCCTCGAATAGTGGAAGTTGGTGGGCTTGCTCTCCCCAATACTTGATCCTGGCCTCGGCGATGGCGACATACTCGGCCTCGCGCTCGATCCCGATGAACTCCCGGCCCAGGGAAGCGCAGGCCATACCAACCGCCCCGGTCCCCATGAAGCAGTCAAGCACGGTGTCGCCGGGCCTGGTGCTGGTTCTAACAATATGCTCCATCATGGCGACGGGCTTCTCGCATGGGTGCTTGCCTGGATAGGATTGGACGTTCGGAAAATCCCAAACGTCGGTGTAGGGGTCTTCGGCTGTCACCGCAAAAGGCCGCCGCAGGTAATCGTAGTCAGCCCGCAGGTTCTCATAGTCAGCCCGCAGGTAATCGTAGTCAGCCCGCAGGTTCTCATAGTCAGCCCGCAGGTAATCGACGGGCGAAGGGGTCGGCTCATAACGTTCGCGGGGGGAGGCGTGATAGTCCTCCCACGGCGGCGGAGGCTGGTGGCCTTGGGCATTGAACAATTCTTGAAGAGCGACGTAATGAGTTTCCGTTGGAAGGCACCACTGGGAAGGACTAAAATAATGACGAGAAGCCATGCCGCCGGGTATCCGGGCAAACCCACAAGCCGCGTTGCAGTCAGCCTTGTCAATCCCTGCCCGCCGTCTCTCCCCCTCCAGGTATTCCCGCAATGGCTCAAACACGAACCCCCTCAACTCGTCGCACTTGGCCTTGTATCCAGCTTCACCCTTGGCGATATTGTCGGCCCCGTAATGCTCGGCAAATATGATCCGTTCGGTCTGAGGGAAGTAACCGCGCAAGGCTTCTTTTTCTGCTTTCATCCAAAGACCGCCGGGCTTTCTCCAAACGATATGATTGAGCACATTAAACCGCCGCCCGATCTCGTTCTCCACCCGCGCCGCCATTTGAGGGCTGGCAAAAACGTAGAGGCTCCCGTTTGGTTTCAGCACCCGATACCATTCCGCACAGAGTAGCCCGATCCATCCGATGAACTTGGCGGGGTTATCCCATTGCCGATCCCATGCCTCATTCTTAACACGATAGTAGGGCGGATCCGTCACCACAGCATGAACCGACCCGGCCTCCATGCCCCGCAGGGCTTCCAGGCAATCGCCGTGAATGATCATTCCCCCCTCCTCTGATACTCCCGAGCCTGAGCCAGCACCCGATAGGCGATAGCGCCAACGGCCCGCGCCGTTATCAGACACGCCCGCTCCTTCGGCCCCGGCGCTCGGGTGGGGTCACCTGGCTCCCCGGCCCCGGCCTGATCTAGCCGCCCATTGATGTAGTTCGGGGCGTCGCGAAGTTCTTGGGCGGCTTCCCAAACGTGGTCGATCTTGGCTTCCGCGATCCGTTGGGGCTTCCCGGCGGCGTGGCCCTCGGCGAGCCCCTCGAGCATGAATAGATCAAGAGGCGGGAAGGAATTCATGACTTCACCTCCAGGGCGCGAAGGGCTTCCCCTAGCCCGTATAATATGACGCCAGCAATTCCCTCCCTTGTATCGCGCCATCTCTTCACCCGCTTTGCCGCCTCAACCAGCCCCGGAATCGCCTCGGGGTTGAGACCGGAACAGGCGTTCATGCACTCGGCGATTCGCTCGTACTTTTCCCCGTCCGCTTCATGGGGCGACTCCGCCACGATCCCGTTATTTGCGTCGCGCAACTGATAGATGGTCCCGAACTCGGAGTTCTCAGTCTTGACGTACCATTTCGGGGCGGTCATGACGTTTTCTCCAGGTCGGAGAGGGCGTATTCAAGCCTACCCATCTGGAAAAATAACGGTTGTGACCCCGGAGGATGTTCTAACATCGGCCCCGAATCTATCCGGTAGGCGGCGCGGACACATCCCGCCGCCTCCCTCAACTTCTCCCATTCCTTGCGGCGCTTGATGAAGGCGACCATTTCCTGGGCTTGGGGGCGGGTTAGGTAATGCTTATGGATGGGCTCACGGATAACAAAGCAGTTAGAATCTACCACGCCTTGCCTCACCTCCACCTCCGGCCACTCTGATTTTTCGGCGGGCGGCGGCTCCCCTTGCTCCGCGTCAATCGCGGCTCGAGCCCTGAGCAACTCCTCACAGACCGCCGCCGAGTAACCATGAGGGCAGGGGGATTCCTGTAGCCGGTCAAGTTCCTCATTCAACCTCACCAGTTCCGAACGCTGGATCTCGATGGTTCTGGTCAGTTGGTCGCGCTCGGCCCGGAGCTTGTCGCGCTCATTAATCATCCCCTCGAACCCGGCCGGTGAAATACATACCCGGATCACAGACGCTCCCTGCGGGATGTAGTCGTGGCGCTCCGGCTCCTGCTCTTGCCAGTCGGGGAGAGGGCACCCCTCCGGGATTTCCTCGTGTGCCACGCTTACCTTTGGCCAACACTTATGATATTGACTGGCAGGACACCCTCCCACCGACGGATTCCCCTGACACCTCGTAACCTTCTCTCCGTTCGGTCCCATTTTTGCTTTCGCCATATCAGTCCCCTCCATTCGCTCGGTTGACCCGCCGCCCGGCATGGCCATTGCCGATGTCCAGTATCTCGGCGTCGGCCGTCCTACATTGCGGACACTTGCGGTTATTGATCCCGGTGCTCATGAATGATCGATCGCACTTCAAACATGAGCGCATCTTTACCCCCTTCGGATTGCGTTTTTTTCTGGACCCCTCCCCGGCCCACGTTATGTGAAGAATTTCGGCGCGGTACGCTATCACCCCCGGATTGACCCCGAGTTCTTCCGCCGCCAGCCCCCGCCAATTCCGATCCGGCCCGGCCGATAACCGCCGGATCACTTCATCCACCTTCGCCCACCTCGCCGGGTCCGCCGTGGAGAAAAGTCCGGGGGCCGCTTGCACGTCCTCAACGTCCTCGGGGCCGGGCGAAAATAATAGGCGGGGTTGGTCTTGGATCATTTGAGACCCCCGACATTTTTCCAAGTTTTGCCATTGATGATTTCCCCAATGGTCTTTTGGCAAACGCCGTGCCTATCGGCGAGTTCGCGTTGGCTGATTCCCCCGGCGGCATAAAGAGCCCTGATCTCTATCACCTGTTCGGCGGTGAACTTGGAAAGCCCATGACGTTCGCCCCGCGCACGGCGTCCCGTTAAGGACATATGCCGAACCCGCTCTTCGTGGTTCGCCATGAAAAGGTGGGCGGGGTTGACGCATCCCGGGTTGTTGCATCGGTGCAAAATGAAAAACTCACCGAAGGGAATGGGCTCCCGTTCGATCTCGTAAACAAATCGATGGGCCAGAGTCCCGGCGAGTCCATTCCGGGGGGTGTACCTGAATAGCCCATAGCCCTTTTTGTTTTTGGCCCCGGTCCACTCCCAACAGTCGTCCGGCCCGCGCTTGTTTACGTTGCGCCAAAAGATTTCTGTGAACGTCTTTGTACTCACGTTTTCCCTCCTTTTCAAAACCTAATCAGAATCATTCCGTTTCTATGCCCTATGACTACTATAACAGGTTTTAACCCCGGTGTCCATAGCTTCATCAGGACCGTATAGCGTTTCTATTTCAACCGGCCTCAAATACATCATAGTAGTCATAAAATTACAGAATGACGGGTTTTCCCGACTTTTACTTCTCATTTTTCCCATCCAAAATTCCATCAAAACCCATCTGGGTGAGCTTCTCCGCTTTGGTCGGTTCGGTCCCTTTTAAATGCAGTCCGACATAAAAACGACCTCGCATGTTTTTTAGGTTCTCAAAACGGGCTTTCATGATCCGGCCGAAGGCGGTCATGGTCAGAGCGCCACCCTTTCCCGCCGACATTTTGTAGCCCTCGGCCCAATCCAAATAGTCATTATAAGCCGTCTTGGATTGGATCACGGAGCCGGGCGAGAGATTGCACCGATCGTCTAACCAGTTGGCTATGGGATCCTCCTCCTCCTGATATTCCTCACAGGCCACCCGGACGCATTCAGGAGTGCCGGTGAGGCCCCGCTCCATCCACTGTTGCGCCCCCCGGACGGCCCACGCCAGGATACCGGGGGCCTCCTCTGCTAACTTGCGGTCAAGGTCCGGCTCGGCGCCAGGATTGAAGGTTTGGAGAAACGGTATCAGCCGGACCCGGCGCCAGAATGCCGGGGAGTCATCGGTCACGCGGGGCTTGTCGTTAGCGCTCAGCCACAGCTTGGCGGTGGAAACAAACGTGAAAAAGGATTCGTGCAGGTTGCGGGCGGTGATGGGGTCTTCGCCGGAGATCAGTTTCAACCGCTCCTCATTAAAGGCGGCCCGGCCAACGGTCTCTGAGGCGGTGGCGATCCGGGCTCCGGGAAGCATGGCGAGGTCGGCCGGGATAGCGTTGGGGTTGGAGTTCGTAAAGGTAGAGAAGGGCAGGCAGACCACGTACCCGCCGGTGAAGCTCCCCATTGCGTTGCGGATCGCCCCGAGGAACCGGCTCTTTCCGTTGGCCCCGCGCCCGTGGCAAAAGAAAAATACCTGCTCGCGGGTCTCGCCGGTGATGGAGTATCCCACCGCCCGCTGAATCCAATCGATCAGGTCATGGTCCCCGCCGAAAACCTCAGTTAAGAATCGATCCCATCGGGGGGACAACCTCATGGGAAGGTACTCGACGCCGGTGACTTTGGTTAGGAGGTTGGCTTTGTCATGGGGCTTGAGTTCGCCCGTCCTTAGATCGACCACCCCGTTTGAACAGTTGAGTACCAGGGGGTCACGGTCCAGCTCGTACATGGACACAGGGATTCCCGGCTCAGAGCGGGCGAGGGCCACGGTGGCGCGAATGCGGGGCTCCTGGGCCGAGGCAATGGCAAACTTCTTGAAGTCGCTGGCGCGCCCCCCCGACTCGGTGAGGAGGTCTTTAGAAACGGCCTTTGCCATTTCGGTGATGAGCGCCCCTTCATCCCATCTCCACAGCCGCCCGGTCCAAACCAGCCACTTCTTACGACCGAAGCAATACCGAATGTTGTCGTTCTTCTCCACCAACCGGGCCGCGTTGCGCAGGTCCGTAAAGGATTGCTTGAGGGCGAGCAACTCGCGCTCGTCCGGGGTGGGGGAGTCGGCCGGGGTCCATTGTCCGGTTTCCTTGATGATCCTCTTGAGGTCGGCCAAAGTCCCCCCGGCGGACAGCCAGTCAGACACGTCCTTACCGGGGCCAGGAAGGACCACCACCCGAAGGTCAGCCACCTTATTGTTACGGAGTACGGCCGCCAATCGATGAGCATGATCGAGGCCGGGCACGTCGTTGTCCGCTAATATCACCACGTGACCCGCGCCCGCCAGAACTTCGACGTAAAGGTCATAGCCCTTGATGGCCGCTCCGTTGTCATGGGTGGTGGCGCACAGGCCCAAGGCCACCACGTTGTCACAGTCTTTCTCGCCCTCGGTTACAAAGATCACCTTTCCAGCGGAGCGGGCGGCGAGGACTTGGGGGAGCCGGTACAGCACCCGGCGGCACCCCTTCGCATTCCAAACCGGCTTCCCCTTTTTATCCTGCCAGAATTGAAATTCCTTGTTGACGCGCCGGACCTTCCAATACAGGAGATTGAAGTCTTCGTCGGTGTAGGGGTAAAGCCGCTCGATTGTTTGCCCTTGGGGAAATTGCCAGGTTTGGGCGTCCCCGCCGAAGTGGTCAAGGGAGCCGTTGAAGTATTCGGCGGGGAGTACTCGGTGCGGGTCCAAGGGCTTCTCCGGTTGGGGTTGTCCCCCGCCCTTGCCCGGATTCTCAAAGAGGTCCTTGACCTCGATGCCGAGGGCAGAACAAACTTGCTCAAGCGAACACCCCGCGTGGCAATGCATGAGGATTTTCCCGGCCTCTAAAGATACCGACAAGCTCGGGGACTTGTCATCATGGGCCGGGCACCGGGCTTGGTAGGAGTCCGCCCCCCCGAGGGCCTTGACGCCGTTGAGTTTTGAGAGGAGGTCGGAAAATTTCATTTATTTTTTTCCCTCCAGAATTTCCCGAGGATTTGCCACGTGAGCGCCGCCCCATGACGCCGATCACTGGCAAACTTGACGTGGATGTTATACCTAATTTCCCAGGTCGTCAGGGAGCCAACCACCGCCTTCGGGCTCATCTTAGTATGAGGCGGAGCCACAAGCAAATCGGGAAGGTCTGACTCAATCACTAGAGCGGCGAACTCAAATCGGGCCATACGTTCGGCCTCACGCTCGAACCTCTCCCGGCCTTGCCCGAGGGAACCGTAAAGATCGGCCTTGCTTTTGCGCTCCACCACCACGCGAGATTCATAGCCTTCCAAGGAATAGTCTCCCGTTTCTAGTGTGGCGAAGATATGGGGGAGCGGGCACCTGTATGGCTTTTGCTCCCTCGTGTCGATGATGATGCGGGGAAATCCCTCCGGGGGTGGGGAGGCGGTCATTTCCCGCACCCCGGACACCTTCCGCCGTTGACCTCCCATTGAACCGCCGGATAAATGTCCCCGCACGCCGGGCACTCGCGCTCGCCCTCCATCATGGCCACCAGCGGGGGCGCGGGGGCTCGCAGGAGGTCGAGAGCTTCGAGGGCCTTTTCCTCGCGTTCATCCAGCCCATCGAAGGTTTCCTTGAACTCGGCCATTACCGCTTTTCTCTCGGCCCGCGCCGACGCCCTCTCACGGGCAATGGTTTCCAACTCCTGATAGTGGGGTGATTCTTTTTCGTTCATGATCTCTCTCCCTCCATCAAGCCCCGCAGGGCGGTCTCACGTCGTTGTTGCTGGTTTCGCCCGATGATCAGCGGCACTTCCGACCGCTGGCCCACCAACACGCACACCTCGCGGGCGCGGCTGATTGCGGTGTAGAGCCAGTTGCGTTGCATGATCAGTCCACCGAATGATCGGTGAATCGGGACCACCACAATTCGGGCCTCGCTCCCCTGGTACTTGTGACAGGTAACGCAATAGGCCAGGTCCAGGGCGTTGTCGTAAAGGGGCAGGGTAACCTCACGGTCGGGGGCCTCGAAGTTCACAGTTATAGTTTTCATGCTCGGATTGATGAAGACCACGTAACCGATATCTCCATTGATGATCCCGGCCTTGTAATCGTTTCTGGTATTGATTACCTTATCCCCGACCTTATAGCGGCACTTCGGGACCGGGAGCGCGGAGTTGAATCGGCTTTGGAAAAGCTCGTTGAACGCCTTGCATGATAGGGTGGTCTTCTCCCGAAGGGGCGATATCAGTTGAATGTCTTTGAGCGGGTCCGCGCCGTACTTTTCGGGGAGCCGCTTGGAAACCAGGTCGTAGATAGTGGACTGGATTTTCTCGGGGTCGGATATGTTCATGAAAAAGAAGTCGCTCCCCTCGCGGTTCGCAAGCTCGATATCCTTCCCCTCTTTGATCCGGTGACAATTCTTCACGATCAGACCGCCCACATCATCCTGTCTTTTGATGATGGTCAATTCCACCGACGGGACCACCCCCGAGGCGATCAAGTCCTTGAGTACATTGCCCGGCCCCACCGCCGGGAGCTGGTAGGTGTCGCCCACCAGGATCAGGCGCGTCCCCGGCCGGACCGCTTCCAAGAGCCGGGCCATAAGAGACACGTCGATCATGGAAACTTCGTCAAGGATGATCAGGTCCAGGTCCAGGGGGTGGCTCGCTGTTCGGCCGAAGGAAAACCCCCCGGTATCCCGGTCAAAGGACGGCTCCAGCAGCCGATGGATGGTCTGGGCGTCCATGCCGGTATGCTCGATCATGCGTTTAGCCGCCTTGCCAGTGGGGGCCGCCAGGGCAATATCCGCGTCTGGGAAGGCTTCGATGATCCGCTTGATGGTGTAGGTTTTGCCTGTGCCGGGCGCGCCGGTGAGGATGAACACAGGCGACTCACACGCGCCCTTGACTGCGGCGATTTGATCCTCGGCCAGACCGTCAAGGACGGGGGAGCCGGAGGGCAAGTCGGCCTTGAGGAGCGTCAACAACTTCCCCGCTACCATGGCCTCGTCGGTGGCGAGGGAAGGGGGGGCAAGGAATCCGGCGGCGTCGGCCAAGGCCCCCGACTTGATAAGGACTTCGATTTCCTTTTCGATCACGGCTGGGCCCAGGCCAAGCAACCGCGTCGCTTCCTCGATCACCGTTGGCAAGGGAAGCCTGGTGTGCCCCCCCTGCCAACACGTTTCGCGGATCACGTGCATGATCCCGGCCCGGACCCGCGTTGTCGATTTCATATCCGCCCCGACCCGCTCGGCGATCCGATCAGCCATAGCAAACCCGATGCCCTTGACTTCACGGGATAGCAACCACGGATCGGTCCTGATCATGGCTAAGGACTTCGCGCCGTGCGTTTTCACGATGGCAAACTTGGAAGACTTCCAAACCCCGAGGCCCTCAAGGAAGGCGTCCACCTCGGCGAGGGCGTCGTAATCGATGCGGAGTTTTTCCGGCACCATGTCCCCCCGCGTCGCTCGGCGAAGGGCGGCGGATTCGTCTTTGATACCCGCCATTTTTCCAGCAAGGCGGGCGTTGTTATGGTAGCGGCTCATATCCGCACCTTAGAACGGGAGGTCGTCATCAAGAGCGGTTTCGGCCTGGGGGGTGGATGCCGGGGGCGGCGGTGCGGACCCGCTCACTTCGTGGTAGCCAGCGAACGTGACTTTATTCCCCATCTTCGGCTTTCCGTTTTCGTCCACTTTGGGCGCTCCCGATTTATCCCTTTGTTGCTCGATTTCCACGTCAAGGTTTATGGCTTTGTCGAGGAACATGGAGGGCAGGATTTCCACCTCGCCCGCCGCGTCAACATCGATTCCGAACCGCTTGCAGATCAGCTTGACTCGCTTCATGGCCTTCTCGGAAAAGACCAGCCGGTCGAAAATGCGCTTTCCCCTGTACTCTCCCACCACGATCTCGAAGGTGAGGTTCCACATGTCGGCCCCGTCGTTGGTCGAGGTTTCCTCAACGTCGGAAACGCGGCAAGTGTAAGTCCCGGCCGGGACCGGAGCGAAGTCTTGAGCATCGGGCACGCCGTTAAAATTGATCTTCATTTTTCCCCCCTTTACTTGGTTTTGGATTGTTCGAGTTTTTGGATGATCAGGGCGGCGTTGGCTTCCGTCAAATCATCCACTTCATCCGCGTCGTACTTGTTAAGGCTCCGGATGATCTTGTCTTCCGTGAGCCCGAGCCGCGCCAGGTGGTCCATGATGGTTTTTTTCTGGGCGTCGGTAATAAAATTGATCTTGACCGACTTCTTCTCAAGGCTCCGCTTGCCGATCATGGATTCAAAAACGGGGTAAGAACACTCGAAGGCCCCGACGGGAAGCCGGTTGCTCCGGTCCTTGATGGTTCGGCCCATGATCTTGCCGTTCTCCTGAAACATTTGGACGATGGTGTCGAAGAGATAGGGCAGCCCCTTTTCTCCGTCAAAGGTGTCCCCGATTTTTTTCATGAAGTCCCCACCGCCCTCTTGATATAGCACCTTTTGCCGGGCGGTTACGATCACGTTCATGTCAAGGTCAACCAACCGCCGGATAAGCTCCTTAAGCTCAGCCTTCATGGGCATCCAGTCGCGGGCCTGGAATGAATAGTAATCGTGCTTGTTGCCCCTGGATTCCTGGTTGCGAATCATGAAAATGTCCGACCACTTTTTCTGCAGGGCCTCCCAATAGACCGTGATGGGGTCGATCACCAGCGTCTTGTAGGAGTGATTGTTTGAGGCCAGCCACTTGACGGCCTCCATGACCTGATCGGCCGTGGTGGTTTTGATCAGGTCAAACTTGAACTCTTCTTTGTAGTGGTCCGTCCCGCCCTCCATGTCGATCATGGCCGTGTCCGGGAAGGATAGGGCGAGGCGAGTCTTGCCCACTCCCGGCGGCCCCCACAGGAACAGCTTGAGGCGTTTCGGCTCCGCCGTGGACGTGATGAAGGGGTTGGTAGATTTCTTGGAGGCGTTGGCAAAGTTGACCTTGACACCCCCCTGCGGGGCTGGGGAGGGCGCGGGGGCAGGGGTGAGGTTGTCGGAGTAGGTTCCGTTTTTTCCGGGTTGGGTTTCACTCATGATTTTATCTCCCGCTCGATGAAAAAATGATGTCGGCAAAATCCGTAATCGGTTTCAAAATTGGTCATTTGAAACCAATCACAGTACCGGCATACGTCATCGATCCAATCTTCCAGGTCGGCTCGCTTCCCCTTTTTCGACATGACGGGACAAGCTGGCGCCGATCCGAGTTGGGTAAGAATCATGCTTTCCATTACGACTTCCCCCCTTTCGCCTTGGCGATGA